GGACAAGACGACGGGTGCTGATGATTTCCTCAATACCACCGTCGAAGAAAGTCTTACGGATAATGTCTGCCCAGTCTACAAGACGCTTACAGAATACGCGATCTTCCACACTGAGATCCAGAGCAATACCCTCAAGAATCTTTTGCTCAGTTGCAGGAGTAGGATACTCTTGCTCCAAAGTTACGGGGAATCGCTCAAGGAAAGCTTCGTTGAGGACATTGGTGCCGATGAAGCGTCCATCGTCAGAACCTTTTCCTTTAGTGTTAGCAGTAGCAAATACATTGAACCCAGAAGCAGGACGGACATACTTACCAATCTTTTTCAGGAATACACCTTTACCTTCTAGAATAGACTGAAGGCAAAGGATTTTGTTAGAAGCAAGATCAATTTCATCTAGAAGAAGTACAGCTCCACGTTCCATAGCTTCGATGACTGGACCATTATGCCAAACAGTTTCGCCATTAACAAGACGGAAACCACCAATAAGATCATCCTCGTCGGTTTCAATGGTGATGTTAACGCGAACCAGTTCTCTATTTAGAGAAGCACATGCCTGTTCGACAGAGAAGGTTTTTCCATTACCAGACAACCCAGTAATGAAAGTTGGGTAGAAGATACCAGACTGGATAATCTTCTTTACATCAGAAAAGTTCCCGAACGGGATGAAAGTGTCGTCTTTAACAGGAATCAAAGCAGTTTCTTCCCGATCGGTAGCAGCAGGTGCATCATATACACGTTGAAGTTCTTGAGCAGTCAAGTTCCAACGACCATGACCAGTTTTATATTGGTCAAGTCGTTTAGTGATAGTAGGATAAGAAACATTAAACTCTCGGCAAGCAGCATTGACAGCATCGCCGCCAAACTCATTACCATAGTTTTCCGAAAGGAAGGAGATTAGTTCGTTGACGTTGAGGTTAGACATGCGAGGCATTTGTCCTTGGTGTGTTTCGTTGACTTTCATAGTATAAGGGAAATAGTGGGGATCAGACGACCCCCGTGGACAGTTCATCAAGCGACCATGCTGATGAAGGATGACAAAACTTTCTTGTTAGTCGATTTTGCTTTAAGAGACTTTTTAAATGCTGTACGAATCTGTGCCTTAGTTGCATCATCAGAAACTTCAAACTCATCGGATTCATTCAAAGTTGTAGATGCAATTGCATACAAAGCAGAGTAACCATTGTCTTTAATTTCCCAGAAACGCTCTTTAGACCAACGCTTCTTCATTTGATCGCTGTATTCGTAAGCATAGTTATAAAAGAAATTACGAACATCACGACTAGGAAGAACGCGAATACCAATAAGGTTAACTTCAGGGAAATTATCTTTGAGATTTTCAAGCAGAATTTTAGTAACACTTCCTGTCCAGGTATGTTCATTGTATGCAGGTCGATAAACACGTCCAATCTTACGATCTCGGATTTGACAAGAAGGATTCAAATGAGCTCGACCCCAATAATCATCATTACTGTTGTATTTTTTAGTTTTATTTACCCGTGCAATACCTGCAGATTCTCCATCCGTCAGGATAACAGCATTTACTTTTTGAAGATTATTCTCTTTAATGAAATTAGGAATAAGTTCGCGAAGAGTAATCAAAGATTCATTTAACGGAGTTCCAGACAATCCAAATCCAGGAGCAACATAATCCCAACAACGTTTTTGATGATAGAACGCCATAGAGAACAAGTTACGACAATCTTTATCTAAATCTTTTGCCGATCTTTTGTGGGAAAGCAGGTTGAGCATCCGAAAAGAACGAGCCAGATAAAGAGTATTGTTCTCTAGTTCCTGAATCTCAGATCCATCATCACTATAATCAAAATGCTTATCAGCATATTCATAAGTAAATGCATATGTCTCAAAGGGAATGTTTACCTTCTTACAGAACCAAACAAGATTAAGAAGTTGCTTGACAGTATCAAGAATGAAATCTTGCATAGAACCAGACCAGTCAAGAACAAAGATAAGACCATGGTTTTTACCATCAGGAAGAACCGTAATCTTCTTGAACAAATCTTCGTTATATTTGTAAGTGTGTAATTTAGTGGTGTCTAGAACTCCAGTGCGAGAAACTGATGCTCTAGAATAAGCATCAGCAGATTTTTTGCACTCAAATTCTTTAACAAGATAGTTAACACCGCTAGCAGCTTCTTTGCGATATTTAAAGTACTCAGAATCTACATGTACTTGAGCACCTTTCAGTTTATCATTATCAACACTCCATTCATGAATAGACTCAGAAACTTGCTTAATATCAATAATTACGTTTTCTAAAATAAGTTTTGGAAACTCAATGTAAGTGGTGTCCATCACAGAGTGGTCAATCAATTGCTCTTGGTTACGCTCAAATGCAGAGTCAGTCTTAGAATCAAACTCATCATTTTTTTCACCAGCAGAAGAAATGCCACTGTATTCAGAATCATCAGCAGCACCATCAGATGCTTCTGAATGCCCTTCAGAATCGCCAGGAAGAGCGTCCTGATCTGCTTCAGATGGTTTCACTTCAACAGTGCTTCCATTGGACGACTGCTGCTGATTAGAGACTTCTGGAGTTACATCCACTTTCTCTTGTTGTTTACTCTTAATAAAATTAAAGATCAATTTAGAAATCTCAAGAACATCATCAAATGTTTTTGCAGTTTCTACCATGCGAACAAAATCTTGTTCAGTATCACTAAACGGAACCGCAGCAAAAGTACCAACCTTAAAGTGAATATTAATTCTGTCAATAAAATTCAGCTTACTAAGATCTTCATTAGCAATGCTGAAAAAGTCATCATCAAAAAGTTCTTTGTATCCTTTGTAAAAGGTTTTAGCAAATCCAGGAAATTTAATCTTCATCATACGCTCAATGCGAGCGTCTTCTACAACATTAACAAAGGAGGGTGGAACATCTGCATACTCATCTACATGCCAATCTAAATTTGGAGTATACAATGCATGTCCAACTTCATGTCCAACCAGAAGATCATAAACAATAGTAGATGCTTTCCTCCACATAGGCAGGGTCAACACACGCTCTTGTACATCAAAAGATGCAGTGCTTACTTGCTTGTGCTCAACAATTAGATTCTCAGTGGCAAGCAACCTGGCAAGGTTATCTTTGACTTGGTGGGTAAAGATCATCATGAGAAGATTGAATCGGTATGGGCATATTGTACAAAAAAGGTCGCCCCTTAGGACGACCCATGTGACACTTCTTGAACTGTTTCAGGCGTGCTTTTGCCTGACGCAGTGCTTGTGGTTTTAACTTTCGTTTCTGATCTTTCTTGGAATGGTGTTGCCAGTTAGGAAGCTGAGTCATTGGACTGAAAAGGTTTAGAGAAGTTTTTGACCTTCTTGAACTGTATCACATTATCAAACTTGTCGTGCAAAATATCCTGCTTATGTGAGATAACGAAAACATTGTTACCCTCGGTAATGTTTCTGAGGATGTTGATGAAGTCGGCAGTTCCGTTACTATCTAGCGAACTGTCAAATACTTCGTCCAAAATGAGAAGGTTGGTATTGACTGAGTTCTTCAGTTTAGCAACCTCTCTCCAAGTAAAAAGAAGTGCTAGGTCGATTCTCATCTTTTCGCCCTCAGAGAATGAAGCATAAGAAAACTCATCTCTAAATCGCGACTTAATGGTTTCGTTGAATGTATCGTCAAGATTAAAGTTAACATAGAACTCAAGTTCTTGAAGGTACTTGTTAATCAACGTATTCATTACGGGAAGATACTTACGAATAATAGTGCTCTTAACACCTCCATCCTTAAGAATGTCAGCAATGATTTTTAATTCCGTTTGCTTCTTAATAAGTTTTCTGCGTTGAAGTTCTTGAGATTTTCCTTGCTCAATTAGTGTTTTAGTCTTTTCTGTTTCGGCATCAATAAGATCACCATTTGAATTAATTGACTCAATCTCAGCAAGAATATCTTTGATTCTTTTTTCATTCCATTCTACTTCTTTTAATGCCTCTCGGATCTTAGACTGAGTTGAACTAATAGAATCTAGAATCTCATTCTTTTTAGATAATAGTTTAATTACTTCTTTACGATCACTATCAAGTTTTTCAAGTGCGTTCTCAAATTTTTCAATCTTACCAGAAGTTTCCAGTACCTTAGCATCTTTAAGTTCTTGACTTATTTCCTGATTGCACGTAGGACAACTTGCATGATTAGTAAAAAATTTCTGCTCCTTTGCCAGTTCTTTTATCTTACTAGAGAATGTAATGTCATACTCTTTAAGTTTATTAATTTTGGTATCGACATCAGCATACTCTTTAATTTTATCATTCAAAGAATTCAATTGAACTTCATACCCTTCAGCATCATCTTTCTTGAGTCGTATACTTTCCTCAAGAATTGAAATAGTGTTTTCTTTTTCTTCAATGTTTTGCTGACTTTGATCCTTAAGGTTTTGGATGTACTTACGCTGAACTTCTACCTTTTCCTTAAGAATAGAAACAGCATATTCAAGTTCCCCAACCTCTTCCTTTATAACCTTAACTCTATCTTTAAGAATCACATTCATTGTAGAAAAGATTCTAATGTCAAGGATGTCTTCAATAACTTCTCTGCGACCTGCTGCAGGTAACTGCATAAAAGGAACAAATGTTGAAGATCCTAGAACCACAATCTGAGTAAATGATTTGTAATTAAGCTTGAGAACATTCTGCTCTAACCATTTTTGCTGATCATTTGTTGCTGCTGCTTGGTCCAGTTTTTTCCCATCTTTGTAGATTTCAAATACTGTTGGTTTTATACCTCTTACGATTTTCCAATCAATGTTTCCTACAGTAAACTCAATTTCAACTTTCAGATCACCAGAGTTTATAGAATTAACTAACTGTGGTTTATTGATCTTACGGAAAGGTTTATTGAAAAGACCAAAACATAATGCATCAAGTATAGTAGATTTACCTGCTCCGTTCTCTCCAATGATTAAAGTCTTATTGTGAGAGTTAAGATCAATTGTAGTGTAGTTGTTTCCAGTAGAAAGAAAGTTTCGCCATTTAATAGTTTTAAATTCAATCATCAGCTGTTGGTGGAATAATAATGTCGTTTGGGGTTACAATACAATAAGCGTATCCGTTCTCTTCGCAAATATGAATGGCAACATCGTCTTCAACTTCAACAACAATCATTTCAGGATAATCATCTGCTGCCAATAATTCACAATGCCTTTCGGCATCTTCTTCACTTTCAAACAAATACAAAATATTTTTAGTATCAAAACTCGGTGCATAAGCACCTTCAGATTCATTTCCTTTGATTGTAAGAATATACATTATTCTAACTGTAGTGATTCTGAATATATAGATCCTATGATAGATTTTAGCACATCTTTATCATCATAGTCTAGTTCATCAACATAGCGTTCAAGGAATGAAAGTGTACCCTCTATTTCTATGTCACCTTTAGGGTTTACTACATCGTTGGTGTTGTCAATAATCTTTAAGTCATGAACTCCACATTGATATAGACGTTCAATAATATCATCGTAAGCAAAATAATTAGTACGTTTTTCTACAATAAGTTTTACAAATTTATTTTGATATTCATTAACATCAATCTTAGTAGGATCATCAATAGTATCGTTATAATAAATTTTCTCAAACATGTTAATGGGATTCTTAACAAAGTTTAGTTTTAAACTTTCAGTGTCAAACAAATGGAATCCTCTTACATCTCCATAATCATTCCAATACATCTGGTAAGGATTACCCAGGTAATATACGTTACCATAATTAGAGCGATGGTGGAAGTGCCCAGAAAATACTTTCTTAAATTTTGAAAACACATCTGGACTCATACCGTGCTCCATTACATATCCCTTATGTGCTTCAAATCCAGAAATCTCAAGATGACCCATAGCAATCTTTGCTTCAGTATTAGCAATCTCCTCAAAGGTTTCGGTCTCATTATCGACACAGATCCAGGGAATAAAGCATATTGGTAAATTACCAATCGTAATTGTTATTGGTTTAGTAATGTGAAACACATTTTCATATTCACTTAACAGAATATTGACTGCATTCAAATCAAGAGTGTTCTTGTAATAAGAAGTGTGGTTACCTACTACTGTGTATACAGAGATATCTCGTTCAGCAAGTTTGTCATAATAATTTTTCTTTGCCCAATCGAGTGACCAAAAATCAATCGACTTACGATTGTCAAAGGTATCACCAAGATCAAACACAACAGAGATGTTGTGCTTATCTAAAGTTGGGAAGAATACTTCGTCATAAAATTCTTTCATGTAGTCATGAAAAATCTGACTACCTTTCCTCATACCAAAATGCTGGTCAGTAATAATAGCAACTTTCATCAATACCTCATCTTCTGTTCAAGGGAATTCTTAATCTGCTCGTAGGAAGCTTCACACCCATATTCATCTCCACTGAATACTTCGGTAAACCCAGATTTTTCAATCATCTTATTCTTAATATCAACTTGCTTTTTCTCTTTTTGTATTCGTCTAAGAAAAGCGTAGTAAATAATTTGAGTAAAATAGGCAAATGGATTAGTTGACTTTGCCGGATCAAAATTGTCGATGTAAGTAATACAGTTCTCAATCCCGTCACCGATCATGTCATCCTTAAACATGTAGTTGACAAAGTTTGGTTTGTAAGAAAGATGCTGAGCAATCTTCAAAAAGCATCCACCAATGTACTCACCAACTGGTGGTTTGTCGTCGCCAGTTTTTTGTGCTTCATTTACCTTCTTCTTATACTCAACAATTGCTTGTAAGAAGTCTTTGTTGTTTACGTAATGTTCTTTTTGTCTTGACATTAGATTCTATGTTTTCTTCTCTGTAGATCATAGCACATATTAAGGGGCTTGACAAGACCCTTGGATCTGTGTATAATAACACGGTCAGGGTTCAGAAAACAGCTTTAAATAAGCTTTAATACATACTAAGATTCTTTATTATCCTTAGTATCCATTAAGAATATCTCTTCAAGTAACTCTCTAGCATCATCAATAGATGCTATGAGACCCATATCCTTATTGAGTTCTACTTTACCTTTAGAGTTTTTATAGTTCTTAGATCTACTCTGTTTCTTTTTCTTTTCATTCATTTCCAGTTTTAATAAACTCTCTTTATAGAACTGAACTGGTAAACCTTCTATTTCAGTAATAGTAATAATGTCATTACCTGAAATAAAAAACTCGGTCTCCCTTGCCATCTTCATCCAGTATTTAATTTTCAATCCCTGAATAACACCAGGGATATCTATTTCTTCGACTTCAATGGGATGAGAAATTAAGAGGTAGTCCTCTACAGGATCTGCCTCTTTTACCAAACATAAAATTTCTTCATTTGTTTTTAGTTTTATATTTGCGAAAAATGGTTCCATACTTACGATTTTAGTTTTACATTTATGATCTCGTAATCAAAATTTTCTTGATTGTAGATTTTTACCCTTTCAAATAGATGCTTAAGTGTGTAGTTAGGATTGCTACTATCTTTTGAAGTATCATCTGCTATATCATAAAGAACTGCGGCATTTTTATTATCGCCTTTTCGTAGTACTCTACCAATTGATTGCAGATTTCTTACCCTTGATTTGGAAGGACTTGCAAAGATAATGTTGTGTAAATTTTTAATATTAATTCCAGTAGAGAAAGTTCCGTAACTAGCAATAATAATTGCATTGGATTCTTGTTCGGTAATAGATCGGATTTGCTCCCTATCTTTTACATCAACACCACCGTGTACGAAGAAAACTTTTCTACCCTCTTTAGCACTACTATTTATCAATTCAAAAAGTGGCTCGCCGTGACGCTCCACATAATTAAAAAGAACAAGAGTATTGCCTGCTAGATCTAAAGAAAGATTTTTGATGAAATTATTTCTCTTGGGATGAGACACAAGATAATCTATCTCTTCATGATAACTATCAAATTTTACATGATTGTGTCTTAGAGAAATAATTTTAATTTTTAACCTAGACAAATGACCTTGCTTAATAAGATCGTTTGTATTGGTTATTTTTTGATGAGGACCAAATAGACCTTCTAATACTAATTTATTTGTTTTACTTCCATCCAATGTACCGGTAAACCCTACACGATACTTTGCATGATGAAGCTTAGTTAAAATGTCTGTTAAAGATTTTGCTTTAAACAGATGTGCTTCGTCTCCAACTACTGCAGTAAAATTTTCAAAAAACTTTCTTTTTTGTTTGTATACTGATTGCCATGTGGTGATAGTGATGGGTTTGTCGGAAACCTTTTCAAATCCAGCATATACTTTATGACAATGTTCTTCTGCATCCCAACCATACTCAATAAAGTCTTTATACATTTGTTCTACAAGAGATGTAGTTGGGACTACGATCATAATCTTTTGTCCAGTTTCTTGAAGAAAACGAACAATAGAATAAATCATAAATGATTTCCCAGACCCTGTAGGGGATACGATTAATCTACGCTTTTTTCTAAGTGCTTCGTAAATTGCTTTATATTGATAATCTCTTGCTTTTAATGTTGTAAATTTTTTAACAAAAGATTTTACACCATCTAAAGATACCAACTCATCTTCTTCATTTGCCATGCCGAAAAATTCATTATCAGCATAGTCATAATGATACCCACGTTCTTGGCAAAACTGTTCAATATATTCCCTGAGACCAGCATAAATCTCGCCAGTCCCAGGAGAATACAATCTAATTTTTCCATCCCAATACTTGTTTTTGAAGGCAGGCATAAACTGTGCGCCTTCAACATCAAATGTAAAGTGGTCAGATAATTCGTATGAAATGTGTGGTAAAGTTTTCAGTTGAAGATAAACTTCATTTTTCTTTCGGATAATAACATCACTCATCTATACCTCTTGAATATCGTAACCAATCAATTGCATTCTTAATTTGGAATGATCGATTGTTAATATTATTTAGAATGTCTTTTAATGCCCCTTCTATTTTATCGTAAAGATCCAGTACAGCTTGTGCTTTAATTATTTCTGGATCACCTTTAATATAGATCGGTACTTCAGTCTTGATAATTTTATCGTCGGGTGCAGTTTCTTCTCTACCCATATAGAAACTGTACTTTTGCAAATACAGTCTATTGTATTCGTATTCTTTTTCTTTCTTTAGAAGTTGTATTCTTAAATACTTGTCTAACCATTTGGAATGAAGAAAAGGTATTCTCCTTGCTTCTTCTCCCAAATCATCACCCATAACAGAGTCTTCGTGCCACTCGTCAATAAATTGTTGATAAAGATTCATAGAGTTAATTGTTTGTCAAATTTGTCTAATAATTTAAAATAAGTATATCTAAAAGTTGCAGATGCTGTCAAGTAATTAATAGTGTCTGTATCTGTAGTAAACCGTAATGAACTTAATCCTACAGGAAAAGCATCAAAAAATTTGACCTTGAACGATGTGTTGTAGTTACTGGTTAACACATTCAATACAATATCTACCTGATCTACATTCCAGTTTTCTTGAAATTTTTTATCTACTTGTTTTTGTACAAAATCTCTCCATTGAGTAGATTTTTGCGGGTAAGTAATACCTACCATCCAATCATGAATTAATGCGTAATTTACACATCCTTCATCTACTAAAAAATTTACAGTCAGATCTTCATAATTTAATTTATCTCCGGACAGTTGAATATCATTGTATGGAGTTGCTTGCACTGGATTGTTCATGGAAATACCAGGAATTAGTGCTTCATTACATTGATAGTCAACTTTATCGAATCCAGGTAAATCTAACTTGAATCCTGTAGGTGATAAGAAATTAGCGTTGTAGTCTGACATTAGTCTTAGTATTCACATTTATATTTATAGGCATAAAAAAAGACCCCCGAAGGGGTCCAGTAAAATGTGAATGGATCACATGAGGTTCTTAACAGAAACTCTTCTGTAGTATACGTTAGAACCAACGTTGCCAGCTGCAAGAGGATCTGCATTACTGGTAACATCGGTAGCACCCTTAGCAAATGGGTTCAGGACCATGCCATAGCGGGTCTTGAATCCGATGCGTGGCTGGAAGTCCTCAGCACCAACGCTACGTACCATCTGCAGAGGTACATATGGGCAGTAGAACATACCTGCGTCATAAGGTGAAGTACCCTTATAACCAACAACGTAGTAGTTGTTGCCAGACTGAGATCCTGTACCACCACGGGTAACAGTTGCATATGGGTCAACATATACACGGAAACGACCATTCAGAACACCAGCAAAGGTGTTACCGGTGTCGTCTACTTGGAGGCGGTTGTTGCCTTCCAGAGCAGGGGTGTAATCAAGTACGCCTGCCATTGCCAGTGCCGAAGCAACGTCAGCAGAGCACATGATCATGTTGCCCTTTCCTCTACGAGTCTCTTGTGCAATTTTGTTAGCATCACGCTCGATTTGGAAGAGAAGACCTTTGAACTTCTCAACTGACCAACGACCGTTGGAGTCAACGTCCATGTCGAAAATGCCTTGGTTAGCAGTTTCGATTTCAGCACCACGCTTAGCAGACTTGTAGATGGTACGAACGATTTCTCTGTTGATTTCAGCAAGAATTTCAGCAGAGAGGATGTTTGCCAGCTCCGACTCAGCATCAAGACCGTGGATAGCACGAAGGTCTTGTGCCAGTTCGATGCTGTACGATGCCTTCAGAGCACGGGACTTAGCAGTTACCGAGACTTTCTCGATACCGAATCCCATCTCACGGAAGTCAGGAGTAGCGCCATCGCTATCAAGACCTTCTGCAACATCGGTTCCCATTGCTACGTCAGCGCCATAACGTGCCTGACGAGTTGCTTCGTTATCACCGAAAACGTCGTTAAGAACAGCAGGGTTGTCACCAGTAATGCCAATGTTAGCAGCAGGATCAGTACCAGCAGCACCCGATTGACCTGTCTTGACTTCGTTGTAGAAAGTTTCGGCGCCGTTCTGATCATCATACTTCGCACGCATTGCGAAGATCAGACCAGTAGGACCTGACATTGGTTGTACGCCTGCGAGGTCGTATGCAACCAGATTAGGCATCGAACGACGGATCATCGAGATCAGTACTGGATCGAAACCTGCAACAGGACCTGCTACTGCAGCATCAGAACTGAAACCAGCAATACCAACGCCAGCGCCAGTTGCCGAATTTGAACCTGTTGTAATTGTTGCTTCCGAGAGGATCTGACGCTCTTCGCGTGAAATACGCTCTTGGTTTTCAAGCAGGATCGAAGTGACAGCTTTCTTGTAGTTATCTTCAATTCTTGGAAGATCACCGTGATCAAGAACAGGTGCCCACTTCTCCTGGAGTTGTTGGGAAATACCTAACATTGTTTTCTCCTTAATGGGGGTAGTAAGTGGTTAATTAATTATTTTTCCAACGGGAAATTGCTGCTGCATAAGCAGCCATTGGACCCTCTACGGGCGATGCAACTTCTCCAGTTGCAATGTCTTCCTTCAGTTCAACCTTTGCCTTAGGGAAATAATTTTCCTTGATGGTCTCCAGTTTATTCTTGAAGGACTCTGCGGAATCGTACTCAACGCCTTCTGCAAGAGAAGCAAGCTTCTCTGCTTGGGTTTGTGCAAGACCCTTAGAAACTTCAGCAATCGTTGCCTCTTTTACGAAAGCATTGATTTTGCTGTTGAGTGACATGTTGGTTTCAATCTGCTCATTGAGCTTTGCTTCCATCTCATCTAATTTTTCTGTCATCTCGTCCATAACATTATATTTCTCTTCAGGGAGTTCTACATAATTTTCTTCAAAAAGTTGCTTCATTTTGAGCATCATTGTTTCAGCCATTTCCAGCTTGATGCCATTGTGGAGTTCGATTTCGTTCTCTTTCTTCCACTCTTCAGCAACATATGAGAGGAACTTGTCCATCTTCTCAGCAAGTTCCGACTTAACGGTTTCTACTTGCTCAGAGAGGCGTGCCTCAAATGCTTCTTCAATCTTCTTGGTTTCTTCAGCAATCTTGGACTTGACTGCTGCGGTGAAGATTGTACGTGCTTTTTCTTGGAATTCTTCGGAGAGTTCTTCACCAGTCAGAAGTGCATTAACATCTTCTTCAACGGAGAAGGATTCGGTTTCTGTAGTTTCTGCAACTACTTCACCTTCTACTTCCTCTTCTTCCTTCATCTTCTTAGGTGCGGTATCACCAGCAGAAGCGTGTGCAGTATTCTGATCGCTTACTTTTGATGTACCTTTATTTGCAATCTTGGAAGAATTGTCATCTGCTTTATAGTTCTGGTTGGTAGGACCACCCAGATCTTCTTTAGATGAATCTTGAGGTGCAGGCAGATCTAATTTTTGCATTCCATCTGCTTTACCAGCACCATCAGTTGGCGCCTTCTCTGCAAGAGTTTCTTCTGCGAAAGATTCAAATTTCTGGTCAACTGATGCTGACATGTGCTAGTTCTCCTAATATAGTCTATGTTTTGCTATAATTTATTTATAAATCTATTCCTTTTAAGAATTTGGCAAACGCGGAAACTTTAGTCTCTTGGAGATTGTATAAAGTTGCAGCGTCTATTTCTTTCTTAATTGAATTGATATGGCGTTCTGTAAGAATGCCGTTGTTCCAAACCCACTCCTTTCCTTCCATGATACCTTCAACAAAAGCATCAGGGGCAGAAGGATCTGCTACAATATCAGCAGCAGTAGCAAGCATGAAATCATCACGAACATAACTTGCACCACTTTTTTCAGAAAGTGATCCAACACCTCTGGATGAAACACCAAGGGTTACCCCTTCATCAATTAAAGTTTTTGCAATTCTACCCATAGGGGTATCAAGAAGCTTTGCTTTACCGATGTAATTAGTTCCTTCTTTTACGAGTGAAATAATTTTGTGTGACGCACGGTCAAGATTTACAGTAGGACCTTCTGGGTGACCCAGTTCTCCTAATGCACGATTTTTAGAAATGTATTGTTCATTATACCTATTAACTTCCTTATCCAGGACGTTCATAGGATAAACTCTACCGTTTCTATTTTTAATCTCAGACTGTAAAAAGATTCCTTCGATGAAGTGATTCTTCTCAGAACCATTTCCTTCTACCAGAAATTTTACATCTTCAATCTGTTCCGTTATCAGTTTCATCTTGGGTTTGTTCGGGTTCGGTTTCTAAATCTTTGAACAAATTTGCACCAACTTTCTCTTTTTCAAGAGTAAGGATTTGTGCTGCTTTATTCATAATGATATCTTTGACAGCATCTGAAGCATCAGCAAGCTGATCCCTCATAATCATGTCAACAATTTTATTGGGTTCCATAATTAACCTCGATACTATTTAGTGTTTGAATTTCCTGACGTTTTTGGTGCAGGAGGATTCTTCATTTGGTCTATTTGTGCTCTTTGAGTTTCTAATTCAAGATCAGCAGTTTGCTTCTCTTGGGCAATTTGATCAAGAGGATCAATAACTTGTCCCGCCTTGATCTCATTATTTATCTGTTCTTTCATCTCTTCAATTTCTTTTTCAGTAAACTGAAGGAGTTGACGCATTACATATTCTTGGGAGAAATACTTTCCAACATAAAGATCTAACTTGTCAAGAACTTCCATTTTCCTATCAAGCATATCAAGATCTGCTTTTTCAGAAAAATGATTATCATACAAGAAGTCATATTGAATATGCTCCTTCATTTCTTCCCAATCTTCGGGTGCAATAACACCTTTCAGAATGAGTTGTGTTTTAAGAAGGTCGTGTAAAAGATCAGAGAACTTTTTACGAAGACGACCTACAAATTTTGTAAATTTAATTTCATCTCTATTGATTTCTTCTGACTTACCAAGATCAAAAGATTTGTCACTTTCTAATCTAGAAGGTGGAACATTAAGAGCTTTATATACCTGCGTTTGAAAATACTTAATGTCAGTAAGTTCTCCAAGATTCTGACCACCAGGCAGTGTAGTAATTTCTGTACCACGACCACCTTCACGACGAGGTAACCAGAAATCTTCAAGCATACTCATATGCTTTTTGTCATCACGAACTTCGCCAGTATTAGAATCGTATACTAACTTATTTCTATAACGCGACATAACATCACGTAGATATTGCTCTGCCTTTACCTTTGGAAGATTGCCGACATCAATGTAGAAAATTCTACGTTCGGGTGCTCTTGACAAACGATAGATAACAATGCTGTCCTCAAGCATTCTAAGTTGATTCAGATACTTGATTGCTTTGTGGAGATAACTTAATGTAATGTTTCTACCTTGATCTAAAATACCAGAGGTGACAGATGCAATAGCATCTTTTGCAATTTTAATTCCCTGGTTAGTAGAGTTTATTCCTTTTGCATTGTATACATAAAATTCTGTAACTTTGCCATAATCATATTTGTTAAATTGATCTGCATCAATTGCAGGTTTTTCAACAAGGCGAACTTTTTTAATCTTTAATGGGTCAATATATCTTAATTCTAACAATCCTTTTGAAGGGTCTTCTAAATCAATTACTTTGTGATAATATAATCTGCCATCAACATACCAACGCCTAAAAATTTGATGAGCAGATTTATCAAAATCAAGAAGACGTTTTACTTGATTAAACTCTTCTCTAATTCTTTCTTTGATAGATTCTGATACTTCTAAATTTGACAGTTCTACCTCTACTGGACTGTCATCTTTATCTGTAACAATAGCTTCGTTTGTGATATCTTCGATAGCACTATCCACTTCAGGATTAAGTGCCATTTCCCTATAGCGTCTAATGAGATTGATCTCATCACGCTTCTTAGTATCGTCAAGATCTACATAATGACCAAACCACCCCCCATACGGAGTGATGGTAGAGGTGGCATCGTTATCTGTTGGTGGAACAGGGGACGAAGCTGCCCTCGCCCCCTTTTTGAGATCCTCATCCTTAATTGAAAATCCAAATAATTGCGCCATTCCAAATATAAAGTAATTGTACCGTTACTCTATTTATTCAATTAATAATTTAATCAAAATGCTGTAGTAAATTCTCCGTTTCCAGTTTCAAACTCAGCATTTGCTGCATCCAGATACTGGTACTGGAACTCAACATCAAACTCTTCAATCTGATCATTGCTATCGTATGCAAGGTTAATTGCACCAACGCTAGTTGGCCAAGCACCTACGAGTTTGTAAACTCTAAGAACTGCGTTAGGATCCTCAGCACCTGCAGAGAAACCTGCGGAATCAATATTTTTATCAAGTTGTCTTACTGTAAGATCTTTAAAGTAACCACCAAATCTATCACCACCAAATGCCATTGTTCCGAGATTTTCATCAGTCTTGTTACCAAGATTGATCCAGTTTTCAAATGCTGCTCTCAGATCAAAATCAGTGGTGTTGTAGAATGTTGCAGTCCAAGCATCGAATGTTCTATCGCCAGGAATCTTAAGAAAACGACCTCTAAATGGTACTTCAATTAATCCTTGAGTTGCTGCAGGAATTGCAGCAGATCTGCATAAGAATTTAGTCTTAGTCGTTAACTGATTGGTATTTCCAGAAACATTTTGTGGAAATGGAATCTCTACTTGATAGAGATTGGGGCGGACCCCGCCCTGTAATTTAGATTTGAAATCTATGATGTTTGCCATTGTTAGTTGCTCCGGGTAAGTTTATTTTTAAAAATCAATAATATTATCTACCAATAATCTCATCAAAAGATACGCCTGTTCTAGTAGCAGTAAATGTCAGAGTGATGAAGTTGATAGAACGAGCAGGTTGAATATAAATTTCGGCAACAAATTCATTGTTGTCAACAATTGCAGGAGTATTGTTTGTGGTGTCACAAATTACTCTGAAATCATAGATACCTCTTCTTGCCTGTACATCACGTAAGAAAGGTTCAACAACAGACTTAAACACGTTTCTTGTTGTTTGATCATTAATTTCAAAGAGTTGTGCTTGTGCAGCTTGCTCAACTGCCTTTTCAATAACCAAGAACAACTTACGAACGTTAATTCTATCGAACGCCGATGGATTAGAAAGAGCAGTTTTGTCTCCAAAGAGAACTGCACCCTGACCAGGGAATACTGCAATTGGGTTTACTCTATTTGCATAGAGTTCATCTCTATCATTTTTACCTGGATTCCAAGCAAGTTTTGCTAAATTGCGAATACCACCTCTGGAGAAACCAGCAGGAGAGAACCATGGTTCATTTGTATTAACAGTGTCTGCAACTAAACCAGCAACATCAGTATTGCAAGGGATGTAACGATATACATCGTTCCAGCGATCATAGATGTACTTATAGTTAGAATCAATTACCAAGTAGGAATTGCTTCCAACTGCGGAATAGAAGTTCTTAATATTTTTTACAATATCGATATTGCTAAGTGCTTGACCAGTTGCTGAAAGAATATTTCCTTTATGTGGAGAACCAAAAGCAATACAATCTTTTCTTTCAGCAGCAATAGCAGCAATAGCACTCAGTTTTTCTTTAGTTTGTTCTTCAATTGGGAGACCTGGACCCATAATTATATAATCAATTGATACTGAGTCGGTATTTTTAAACAGATTATAAGCAGCAATAATATCTGTTGAACTGATACCATACTCTCCAGAAGACAATTTAGTGTAATCTGATCCAGCTGTAAGTGAATATGATCTAGCACCAACTGGTTCAAACTCAGAAGTTCTTTGTAAATAACCAAAGTTTGTGGCACCGACATAGATGTATGCACTTGATGATGAAATTACATCTTTAAAATAATTTGAACCACCTTGAGGTGATCTTGCATTATATGCCTTTGAAGCATATTGGAATACTTCAAGAACAGTTCCTTTTGCTCCGGAAATTAAACCATCTTCATCAACAACTGCAACGTGAACTGCATCGTATGCTTGAGCATCTAAGAAATCCTCAGCATCTTGTGTTGTTCTTGGTCTTGCAACCAATGAATTCCATCTAACTGTAGATCCTGGATACAGAGTTTTAGTTTCATACCACGCTTCGCCATTATCTACTGCTGCTAAAGTACCTGCAACTCCAGTAGTTACATCGCCTATAGCAAATAATGCACTAGTACCTGGGTTTCTTAAATATGAATCGGATTGATCTACATGAATAATATGAACAATCAAATTGCCAGATTCAGTTAATCCGGTATCAATAACTTTACCTTTTTTGGAAGTACCTACTGATACAAAAGATCCTAAGGCAGGAGCAGTAATTGCACCAGTATAAGTTAAGGATTGTCTTGGACCATGGTCAATAGTTGCAATTCTGATTGAATTACCCCATTCTCCAGCAGTTTTTGCTGTGTATAAAAATGGAGCCGTGTTTCCGGACGAATATGAACTTTCGTATACTTCGTCTCTTGAAATTTTAAATGGTTCAGCAGAAATTGCAGTTGAACCTGTTGCTGTAGTTCCTGGTGCAGGAGCAGTTGCTGTCAGTCCAGCAAAGTTAGTGTAATTGCCATATTGAGTAAATGTAACTCCAGTTACAGATCCTCCTGCAGAAACTGATAACGTAGCAACAGCAGCTGTTACTGCAGCACCGCCAGCAAATGTTACTGTATAAGTATCTGCTGGATCATAATTGCTTCCTGCATTGTCAATGCTAACTTCAACGCCAGTTGGAGCACTAATATTAATAGCAGTTACTCCTCCATTGTATCCAGTACCACCAGAAATAGTAATAGAAGTGATCTGACCATTTGTTCTTACTACAGATACCGTAGCATCATTATTACCACCATCTACAGTAATGGTTGGATCTGCAGAATAACCACTTCCTGCTTCAGTGATGCCACTACCAACAGTCAACGTTGTTGAATCTAATACACCACCAGTATTAGTAATGCCTGATCCATCTGCGGTAGCAGTTGTACCTTGAGATACTTGGAGAGTTGCAGTAAGTCCCACTGGAGCAAAAGTTACTGTTGGAGGGTTTTGATAACCTGCGCCACCGTCAGTAATTGTAACACTAACAACAGTACCAGTAACAGGATCTCTATCTGCAGTACCAGTAGCAACTCTACCACCTTCAGCAAGTGCCAATTCGGGAGCACTAAAAGTTACTACAGGTGCAGAGGTATAATTTGAACCTACATTGGTAATTGTTACTGCAGATACCGATTGATTCAATCTTGCGACAGCGTTGTACAGTGAAGATTGATCAACTCTACTTACGGAAAGAGTTCCACCGTAATTTAAATAGTTTGTAGCAGACAACCAATACTCTGCATTACCGGCAGTGGGCTCACCGAAAGTTGAAATTAATTCACTCTCGCGAGTAATTGTTACTGGTTCTCCAATTGGACCTTTTGAAAATGGAGCAGCAAATGCTGCGATATTACCATTAGTAATATCTGCTCTTCCAGCTGTTAGGTCTACTTCCCTAACAACTACTCCAGGTGAGCGTAAAACTGCCATTTTTATCTCCTAGAAATATGTCATATTTACTAAATCTATTTATTATTTTCTTAGTTTCTAGGGGGGAAACCGTGCATGAACATATTACCAGTCGGGATATATCCAAAAACCAGTATCTTTCTTTCTTGTTTTTAGTATTCTTTTTTTCGTGCAGTCTTTACACTCATATGAATATGAAGATGGATAACCTTTTTTAGATTTTCTAATTAAGTAAAAATCTGTAAGTAAATCTTTTGTTTGATTGCAAACTCTACAAATTCTTTCATTAAACAATAAGTAATCTAAATCAAATTTATCTTCATCAAAATCTTTCATCTATATTCCCACATGTAATTCATTTCTCCATATTCACTAGTGCTTCCATTATAAGATCCTCTTCCGTCTTCGGTCAAATACCAAACATTACCTTCATTATCTACACTGTTATAATCTGTTAATCCATCATCAATAAATCCAAATGGTGCCATGTCCTGATCAATTTGATTCTTTTGCTCTTCATATAATCTCTTACGAACATCATTGTCCGTCATTTCTTTAAAATAATCTTGAGCAACTAACCATGCAAAGATTACAAGGCACATTGCCAAGTCATCATTACAACCTTCTTCAGCTTCAAAGGATTGCTTCTTTTGAATAAATGTAGTCAGTTCTGCAATAATGTCATAATCACTGATTAGCAATTTATCAGATTCAATTAATTGCTTAAGGTTGGAGCAACCAATCTTCTTAACTGTTGTACTTGTCTTAACTCCAAGTTGTGTCTTAGATCCAGAGAATCCCTGACCAACTAACTGACCAGCACGACCCCTCATGGCACACATTAAAAGATTTTCATTCTCTAAATCATATTGAAGAATAGATGCTACCTGATCACCAATATCATTTACTTCGCATAAAATAAATGCTTTGTTATAACTTGTAGAAACCTGATGAATAATGTTAGGGAACAACATAGGTTTAATCTCATTGTTCCTATAAATTCCAACAACTTTATATGGAACTGTTGTTATATCATATAAAATAAAAGCAGAGTAGTCGTTATTAGTTCCTCTAGACACATCAACAGTCATTAGATATTCATGTTCTGGAATTGGATCTTCATATATTTTCAATCCGCCACTATTGTGAATTGGTTCTTCGTATGTCATTGTACGAAGTTTTGATGCTGCAATTAGAGTATCAACAGATCCTAAGAATTCACATTCAAATTCTTGAGTAAACTGTCTTTCTGAAGTGTTTGCAATAGTCTGTGCTTTCCAAGCTTCGTCTCTACCCGGAACTTGAGACCAATGAACTTCTGTTGTTGTATACTCGTTTCTACCAAGTTCGGCATCGTGCCATAACTTGTAGAACATGTTCATCCCGTTTGGTGTTGAGATGATGATAACTTTTGTGCTTTTACCAGAAGAAATAGTAGGATAAACAGAACTAAAGAATTGCTCCGCAATATGGTTTGGAATGAAAGCAAATTCGTCGAGGAAGATGATATTAAACGACATGCCTCGGACAGCAGACGCAGATGTAGAAGCTGCCAATATCTTACTGCCATTTTCCAACTCCATAGATCCTTTGTTCCATGCAATGATACCCTGCTGCATCCAAGTGGGTAAATTTTCATATGCAAGTTGTAACCTCCCGAGAAGTTCTCTCGCAGTAGATGCTTTGTTTGCTAGAATACCAATATTCACACTATCATTAAAGATAGCATAATGTAATAGGTATGAAACTACTGTTGTTGATTTTCCTGTCTGTCTAGGAAGCTTTGCAATATTAAATCTATTTTTATGAAATGTTTCAATCATGTCTTCCTGGAAGTCCCACATTCTAAATGGGACTAGACCTTCATCAAGAGAAACAATTTTAATGTAATTTTTTGCAAAATATACAGGATCTTGCTTACATTTCAAATACTCTTTGATTTGTTCTTGAGTAAAATTAATAGGTACGTTTGCCTTTTTAAGGTTTGGGTTACCTAAATAAATTTCATTTTGCGTTAATTTTGCCATATCATTTCCACTTCGGAGGAGAGTCGGGACATGTCATCCCTGGGATTAGTGTCTTAAGAGGCATAAAGCATCCACATAAAGTGCATTGCTTTGTTGTCTTTTTATAAAATTCGCAAGACTCGCATATTGCAAGTTTCTCTGATGATGTAAGCATAATTTATAATCCTAAATTTAATGTTTAATTAACCAACAACTCCTACTGCAGTTGCTACGACATCGGACACATTTGAACCTACTTCAATAGTATCTGTTTTGTACTTTTGAATAATTGCATCTTCACTTGGGTGTACAAGTAGACTACCAATTACACTGCCAGTGTCGTCCTTCAGGGTTACTAAATGTGAGTTTCCAGAAGCATGATTGTGCTGAAGAAGAACTCTATTTGCTTCACCAAGATTTGTTGGTGTATCTGAAAGGGTAGTAGATTGCCCTTTTAATTGAAGTACTTGTGCCATTTAAAATAATGTTTATTTTTATTTATCAAAGATTGGTAATAGTAACCATAATATCGCCAAGGTTTAGTGGATCCTCGTTCCATCTTCTCACCGTAAATACAACTTTGTCAGTAAACCTTGCCACTGCAACTTGTGCTCCGTTGGTATAAACCCAATCCGTTCCATCATACGTAGCATGTACAATATAATCAGTTCTAGCAGAATATGCTGTTGGGAATGTGAGTGTGTAAAGTTCGTCTAGACCACCACCGCCAGAGTGAGAAACTGTATAACCAGTAGTTCCAGTCCAGGTTGGAGATAATCCATTCAAAGTGATAAAACCCTTTGCTACTGGACCACCCCCTACAGGATTACCACCAGCAGTTACTCCATCGGAAACTCTAAGAGTTGTATCTTCTCTGTCATAAAATAGATCACCCTCGTTGCCAACAAATGAAGATGCTGTAGTTCCACCTAATACTTCTACAAAAGCTCTATGAGTAATGTTTGACATTTGACTAAACTTTTATTTTTATTTATTATCAAGCAATCCTTGCTTAATTAGTTTTGATAATTCTGAAGTAGAACCAACAAACAATGCATTGTTATTTGTAATTTGTTGTTTGGATTTTGGTCCTTCTTCTAAATCTTGCATCTTTTGCTGCAGTGCAATTAATTTTTCAGCAGCATCAGACACACTTTTTACTAGTTGACCAGCAACTTCATATGCTCTAGGATGGTCAGTATTATTTGCAACATCTAATATTCCAGACAATGCTTCTTGACCTTTTTCTATTACATCATAAAGTTGACCACGGGTATATTCATAATCTTTCTTGATGTCTTTTTCTACATCAACAATACGTTCTGTTCTTTTCTTTGGTTTCTCTACTGGTTCAGCTGATACTATTTCTGTATCAACTTCTAGAGTATTTTCTATTCCTTCATAATTTTCCTTCATAGATCCTCAGCAAATGTTACAAGTTCATTGAATCCAAAATCATCTCCGGGTTCTACTAAAGCATCATCTAAAGTATCAATGACGCCATCTTCATTATTATCTTCTTTTGCTTTTGGTGTTACAGAATATTGTCTATATCTTCCTGGTGTTACAATATCTGTTGTTGGATATTCTTTAGTAATTGCTTCTCTAATGAGTGCCGATTGTGTAGATGGACCGTAGAAATATGTCTTGGCAGTAAAAAACATTACATATGTAATATATCTTCTATCTAAGAAACTTTCATCCCAAGTATCTTCGTAAGTGATGTTGTCCAGTACAAATGGAACATCTCTTTTTTCATCCATATCTGTAATCATATTAATGGTCACATTAAATGATGGTTGGAAAAATGGCAAGATTTGTTCTACAATCTGCAGAGCATCATTTTGTGATTTAGCAATAATTCCTAATTCAAACCCAAGATTATATGGTACTGGAACATACTGTGTTTTAATTTTAGTACCGTCACCAGTAATTACTTCAGTGTATTTTTGAATTGGTGAAAGTTTTCTACTAGAATCATAAGAGATCCCAGTCATTTCAAAATAAATTCTTGGTAATGTAATAGAAGTTTTTCTTTGTTTATTTGAATATTGTTCTAATCTAGCAATAAACTTTTGCTTTGGACCATATGCCAATGGAACTTTTTGAACCTGAATAACTTTACCTGTTGCAGGTTCAGTGGTTTTTAATGTTATGTTATTAAAAAGCGTACCAAATGCAACAATAATTTTTCTTGTTGATTCGTTATAAAAATGTGATCCTAACATTAGATGCTACCTGTGTAATTACCATATTCCCCAAAAGGATTGCCTTCTGTCCAATCAATAATGTCGTCGCCAGAATTTTCTATTTCTCTGTTTTGATCATAGTTAGTATTTTCAATACTTAAAGTATCAAAAGATACTAGATCATACTCAGCACTACTCATTGTTCCAGTGATAACTTCTCCTGGTGAGAAATCTCCTGATCTATTTATAATTACTAGTTTATCGTTTCCTGTATTCCACGAAGAAACTTTAGCAGTAGTGCCAGATTCCGAACCCTGAATAACTTCTCCAATCATATAATCTCCGCCAAGATTATCACCACGATCAAGTGTAAGAGTTATACCAACATCAAGTTCAAGCTCAGATACATCAATGCCATCTATTCCAGTATCGAAATGATCTCCTCCCATATCATACAATTCTGCTATTAATTTATAGAATTGGATTTCACCAAATTGATAAAATGGATCTTCCCTATTGACAAATTTTATTTCATATAAATCTTGAGTCAGTGGATAATATAGCAAATCACCTTCGTTAGGAACTCCTGGAATAGTTAGTGATATATCGTCTTGCTCAGTTACTACTTGTTCCCATCTTCGCTTAGAAACTCTAAAGACAATCTCGTCAGTTATTTTGAGACCAAATTTACTTATGAACTCACTATTTTCATTAAATCCTTCTACATTCTGTAACAACATTTCAATCTGGAATTGATTCATAAAATTAGATTTTACTACATCATCTAAGGTATTATCTTTTACTGACATTCTTGGAATATAATAGATATCAGTTCCAAACAGTTTTATCTGTTCATCTACTAAATCTTGATAAAGATTTTTCTCGCCAGAAAATCCTTTATGGTATTGTGGAAAATAGTGACTAGTTGGCATTTTACCCGATCATATCTAGAGGTGGAACAGCATACTTACTTAATACTTCCGATTCTATCTTTTCAATTTCGACAACAGCATCTTCATATAACTGTCTACCGTTCATTGTAATTCCACCAGGAAGTTGAACATTATTAAATTTAATTAAATTTTGTCCCCACTGCCTTTTAATTAATGCAGTAGCATATCTCTTCATAAACATGTCATTATACATCTCTGTGACATCATTTGGATTCAATAATCTGTGAGCTTCAATTAACAAGTAATTACCTTCAGTTAAAAACTTTTGATTGATATCTAGATACAAACGATCTCTACGCATGTTATATCTAAATTGTTGGAATGATCCGTTGTTAAGAACCATATCCATAGACTCAAGAAATTGCTTAACTAAATAATAACTTAATATATCTACTGAACCAAATTGGTATAGATCATTCAAAAACAATTGATATTCAATTCCAAATAAATTAGATCTGATATTACTTCCTACCATTCCATATACTTTACTAATACCAAGTACATGTGATGGAACTGGAAGATAATTATTATCCTCTTTCCAAATTGTTCCAGATGCAGTTGTGCTAGTTGTTGTATCAAATCTAGCAATATCATCTGCAGTTATTTGATGAACCAAATAACATCTTTCCATTCCATTATAGCAATTCTCCTGAAAGAATTGAATTGCATCATCAATTAAATCATCGACTTGATCTACATCAACATTAATTTCTAAAACCGGGGCACCCAAACGCCTCAAACAGTAGTCAGTAAATTCATCTCTACTTGATGGTTGTGCCATTATTGCAAAGTACTTTAGAACTATTTATGTGTTGCCATCTCTTTGGACTATTTATATTATACATAAAATAAAAACAATTATGCATCTTATAGATACTTGGAACTTTGAACCGAAGACTGATCTTGAAAAATATCTTAAGTTCGTCGCTAATGATTTAAAAATTTCTCCATGGTTATCACCTAAAGATAGTGTAAGTTTTATTGATGGAACTCATGCTTATACTCTTCACAGAGAAGGTCAATTCCAAGTTCAACTTTATATTTTGCGTCCAAATATTATTGTTCCAGATCACATTCACCCTAATGTTGATAGTTTTGAAGTTGCTATAAGAGGAGTAACATTTAGGCACTCTGGAGAAATATTCTTAACTCCAAACAGAGATGATTTGGTGGGGAGAGCAATATATGTTGGTCATGATCAGTGGCATGGTGGATATTCATCTGATCAGGGTGGAGTATTTCTTTCAGTACAAGAATGGTTGAATGGTGTTAAACCTTCAACTGTTGCTGATGACTGGGTTGGAGATCCTATGGGTCCACTTCATGTGGAAAATATTTCTGCATATGATCAAATCAATCATAAAGATGAGAATGCATCCGAATAATTTCTTTCATTTGATCGTAATTGTATGGTCCATGAGAACCTACAATATCTGAAATAAAATCTGGATCTGGGGAATCAGAATCCCATTTTATAACAGTATATTGTCCATCGGGAGAGTATTGAAGATTATCTAAATTTTGAATTATCTGGGAAAAATCAACTTTTGATACTTCTCCTGCAGGAATTATAAGATATGTTCTGTTTATCATTTTATTTTACTCTTTGAATTTTTGATATTATTCCAATAAACCAACACCCATTGGATGTTATTTTATAATCTCTCATTCTCAAATTATAATTTTCTCCACACTTTAAAAATTGATTTAATCTAGATTTAGAAGTTGGTTTTGATGTTAATAAGTATCCTGGTTTTACATCGTAAATTTTCATTGTTTCTGGACAACCAATAAAAATTTCTCTATGAAAACTTCTACCAAGTGTCATTAAAGAAACTCCAACCGTAGTGGCATCTTCTTTTAACCTAACTGTTAAATTATATATCTTCCTCTCAGTCCTATCTCCACCAACTTTTCTTTTTACTCGTTTTGCGTGAAGAGTTCTTTTCCAAGTAGGAGTAACTCCACCCTGTATTGGAGTTTTTACCTTTAAAATTCTTGCTACATAATCAGACAAATCTGAATAGATTATAACTCTAGTGTAATGATAATCTGAAAATGTATATTGCCCTTTTTTAAATTTTATTTGAGATAAACTTTTTGGGTGTCTTTTATATCCTGCTCTTTTAAGTGCGGTTCTATCTGATATATTTTGTCTTCTTTTTTTCTCCTCATAACTAAAATGGTCCTTTCCAGGACCACGGGGATATAATAACCTTCCAATAGCTCTTTCCATTATTATTCGTTAATTGTAATTGTCGAACTCGTTGCTACAACTGTTCCAGAAGTACTTCCAGTTCTAACTTGCAATGTAAATGTTTCTTTATTATCCGAAACTCCATCATTTCTGGCAGTTAAAGTTACGGAACCAGTATTGTTGTTAATTGTGAAAGAACCGGAAGTTGTATTTTGGGTAAAGTCTGCAGCTGAAACATTGCCACCACCACAAGTCCAATATAAAGTTGTCCCATTGGCAACATTAGTTGTAGTTATTGTGAATGTTGTGGATTGTGGCGATCCTGCACCAGATGTTTCGTAAATTGTTGTTGCTGTCTGTGTGATGGAATATGTTGGAGGAGATGATACAGTTTCAGTCGATGCTGTTGCTTGAGATAGTCCAAGTGCCACACATTTTGCATTGTATATCTGTGCAATTTCTGCGTGAGTTAGTTCTCTATTATAAATTAATGCTTTGGCAACTTCTCCATCAACATTACCTGCTGCTCCGGCATTAGCACGACCTATGGCAACATTTGTTCCAGTTGAGGTATCAATAGCTCCAGAACTATCTGTATAGTTTACAAGTTTTTGTGCGTTATGATATAAGGTTATATTTGGAATGTCATTAGCAGCACCAGATCCGGCAGTGAGTGTGTTGGTTCCTGTGGTTCCTGATACTGCTTCTGTTTCGGATCTGTAAATACTTGTAGTTCCTCCAGAACCTCCACTATCACTGTCGCCATTACCTCTATCTCCCCTAGTGCCTACAGATACTGTGTATTGTTGACCAGCAGAAACAGTCCAACTTCCATAAGCAAGACCGCCACCGCCGCCACCTGCTCCTGGTTCGTCGGACTTGTCTGGGTCATTATCTCCACCACCACCGCCACCACCGATGACAACAGCAGAAATAGATGTTACTCCTGAAGGAACTGTGAATGTTCCACTAGAAGTAAATGTTTGTTGTGTTGTCGCAGATGAAGAAGCATTTGATGGATATGAATAACTACCCCAAACAATTCTTGCAGCTCCATACCCACCATATCCACCAGTGTATGAAGAAGAAGCAGAACCTCTTACTCCACCGCCACCGCCACCATATGCTCCTCCATCTCCACCATCAACACTGCTTGAACTGTTTCCAGCACCACCACCAGAACCGCCACTAGAACCAGATCCACTAGAACCAGCACCGTATATTCCTACACCACCACCACCGTCAGTGGATCCACCACCACCGCCACCGCCACCAGAACCGGAGGACCCACTGCTGCTATTTCCATCATTGCCATCACCACCATCACCCGTGTATCCAGCGGCGCCACCACCGCCACCGCCATAACTGCTACTGGAACCGGAGTTTCCTCCGTCTCCACCATTACCACCATTGGTTCTTTCTAGACCTGACGAAGAACCACCATTACCTCCGCTGTCTTCGCCGCCACCGCCTCCGGAACCACCGCCACCAATTAGGTAATCATTGGTGAATGTTATGGTGGTATTGGATAAAGTAGATGTAAGATTACTTGATAATGTAATAGTTCCTGTGGAGCTATTAAATGCGGTAACTGTTGTATTGGCAGGAATTCCTGTTCCACTAACTCTAGTGCCAACATAAAGAAAATTAAAAATAGCAGATGATGTAGATGTTCCAGAACCACCAGAACAGGTGGCAGCAACCATATTCCAAGTATTTGTGGTCAAGTTTTTAGTTGCTAATCTATAAGCACCACCAATCCCCATATTAAATTGACCACTGGTATTGATTTCCATTGCCCACTTTTTACCGTTTCCGGCAGTGGGGTCTCCCCAAGTTAAAAGTCTTTGAACAGTAGATGGTGGTGAGGCGTCTAATTTAAAAAATACAATGGAAGTTCTTGCTCCTGTACCAGTGACACCATTATATCCAGACAGATTTACATAGTCATCAACACCATCAAATACTATCTTACCAAAGTTTCCAGAGTTAAATGCTGCCCCATTAGTAAAGGTTCCACTATAGTTGCTAGAACCTAAATCTTGAACAGTTCCGCTATGTTCTGAAATCTGACCATCATAATGATATTGAAGACCGGTTGGTGGAATACCATCGGTCCCATAAAAATTGGAAAAACTTATGGCACCAGTCGTTGGAGCATTATCTTGACCACGATACTCACCAAGCTCTAGTGGATTCTTTCCACCGAACTCGCCTGCTATTTGTGATAAAGATATTGCTCCAGAAGACTGTAGTGTCATAAGTTATCAATTATTCTGCTGCTGGATCTGCTGCTGGATCTGCTGCTGGATCTGCTGCTGGATCTACCTCTGGTTCAGCATTTGGATCGACAAAAGTAATTGCTCCGACAGCAACCTTATTCTCAACTCCTCTGAGTTGACCTTCAAGAATCTCTTGAAGATAATCCGCATCTACAGAACCATTTTCCAAATGTGGAATATTAATAGTTCTTTTGTGGGTATGCCCGTCTGCATTTGTATATGTTACTTCTACAGTGGTGTCTTCGGCAGCATATGTTGCCACTTCATATGTAATGCTCATGGTGCTTCAGTTTCTTCCTGTACTTCGGTTTCTTCTTGGGTGGGTTCTGATTCGGGAATAGTTACACCTTTTGCTTGAAGGTATTCAATAATTCCTTGAAGTTTAAGGGCACTTTCCTTTCTAACATTAATTTGAGTATTCAACTCATTAATTTCAGAAATAAGTTTACGCTGTTGTTCAATAGCAGATGCTAAATTTTGTTGATCTTCATTCATGGTTTTACAAAAAAATATTGTATGTGATTATTTATAAAGAAAGTCTCAATTTAATTTTAATTGCTCAATTTCTTGAGTCAATTTATTTATCTGATTTTGTTGCTCTTTAATTGCCTCAATCAATAATCCAACCATATTGCCATAAGCAACAGATTTGATTCCATCTTCATTAGTTTCTACTGCTTCAGGGAGAACTTTTTCAACCTCTTGGGCAATGACACCAGTGTGGCGCTTATCGCTATCCAAATCTGTTCTATCGTAAGTGATGCCTCTAAGTGATTGAAGTTTATCAAGAGCATTTGGAATAAGTTCAATGTTTTCTTTAAGAGTTATATCCGAATATGCAGTTACATTTCCTGTTGCAGTAAAATCACCTGTAGATCTTGCAAATGTAAATCTTATTGTTGATCCATCTCTCATAAACAATGAACCAACAGTGCTGTTCATATCAAAATACATATTCGACCCATTGCAGAACATTTCAAAATCATTTCCAGTTCCAAAAGTCTGGAAAATATTATCATTGAATCTTAAAGTTCCAGATGTTTTTACATCACCAGCATCAGATCTTAAGAAACTTGCTGCTTGAATGCCATCAACAGTATCAGCATCTAATCCACTACCAGAACCATCATTACCAGCGTGCCAGGCAGTGTTGCCTGAGATAGTAACTGTTCCGCCATTTGGAGCATTAAATGTTGCACCACTGCCACCTACTTGGAGAGTTCCATCAGTTCTTAATGTTCCTGTGTTGTGGTAGATTGACTTGTTATTGTAGGTTCTAATCCAGGTGCCGTCGGACATATACCAACCACCAGCATATGTTTGATTATACCAACCTGTGGCACCACTAGATCTAAACCAGTTTGAACAACCAACAGAATTATCACTACCAGAATCAAATCCACAACTTACTCTGGTTCCAGTCAGTCTGGTGAATGAATCATCTACATCAGATCTCAAATAATTTGCACCTTGAACACCATCAAGAGTATCCGCGTCAAGTCCAGATCCAGAACCATCGTTACCTGCGTGCCAAGTTGTGTTGCCATCTACCCACTTACCGACTTGAACATTACTCTCTGTCGAGGTAATTGTTCCAAGTGTAGTTGTGACTGTACAGCTCCACCCATTATGCCAAGATGCAGCAGTATACTGAGTATGCCCTGCAAGAACTTCTGTCACTCCAAATTGTACATAAGGCCAATTAGAGGTTGACTCTCCAATGTAAATTGCACATTTAGTTCCATCATGACCAAATCTTACATTGAAATTTCTCCCTCCTGCTAAAGAAGGATCATTGAGAATGTATGCAAAAGTATTAATCCAACTGGTAGATGAAGCATAATTATAACCACCACAATGGACATCAAAAGATTCACCACTTGCATATTCATAAACTCTAATAGTCAATCGCAACATGGTACTTGTCCATGAAACCGGGAGAGTAATTTTTAAATAACCAATTGAAGATGCTGGACCTGCAGAAGAACTTGCTCCTCCTGGGTTTGTGATGCGTAATACTCCTCCACTACCAACAAAACCTTCTGCTTGCAAATATCCAGAAGTGCTATCATCAGAATCAGACCTTAAGAACTGAGTGCTATCAAGACCATCAAGAGTTCCGGCACTACCAGTAATATTAATTCCCCAAGTTCCACTAGCATCACCACCAGTTCTTGTTGGAACATTTAAGAATCCGCGAATGGAACTAGTATCGCTACAAACTCTTAGGTAGTTATCATTACTATTATTATACCGGAATACTAGTCCTCCACCAATTTGAGTTTGATTTGGGTATGTCTGGCGAATTAATCTTGCATAAATGTCACCAGATGCATCTCTTCCTGCAACAGTATTTGCAGTTGCAGCATTATCCACCAAGTTTTCGCCATCAAGCAAGTCAGCATCTAACCCAGAACCTGATCCATCGTTACCAGCGTGCCAGACTTGATTGGAACCAATTTTTAGATTTGCCCATTCGGCAGTTGCCCAACGGGTATTCTGTGAAGTAAATACTGCTCCCCACCCATCTTCATTTTTGATTAATAAACCACCACCATTACTACCTGTGAAAACTGAGTTTGGATCATAAGTACCTGCGCCATATCCCGTGTCACTGTAGAAGTTTTCATCAAATGCAAGTGTTCCAGTTCCCCCAGAATAATATCCCGCGGATTCTGTATTGTTAAATATTACCGCATTTAATGTAAGAGGATTTCCGGTAGAAGTTAAAGTAATTTGGCCTGTTGCAGTATCATCCGCATCAGATCTTAAGAAACTTGTGGAATCAATCCCATCAAGTAAATTAGAATCGGCTGCTTTACCTGTAGTGGATAACTTACCATCTAAAGCAGTTTGGAGACCATCAACATTACTGATAACATGGTTATGACTATCATCAGCAACAACAATAGCATTATAGGTTCCACTAACGTCACCACCGAAACTCGTGGATGTAGTCAATGCTGTAGATGCTGGTTGATAATAAGAACCTTGCTGTCCATCAAGAGTATCAGCATCTAAACCTGACCCAGAACCGTCGTTACCAGCGTGCCAAACCTGATTAAATCCAGTCCCTATTTTAACATTTTCTGCTAAAACAGTTCTGTTGCTAAATATATTTCCACTATCTGTAAATGAAGTAATAACTGAATTACTACTTTGATCTGTGTAGATCATACCGCGTTTTAATTCAGTAGCAGTAACCACTAAATTTTTGGTAGTCCTGCCAGAAGGAACATGAATAGCAAGACCATATGTATATGAAGATCCAGTAACAGTTGTTCCATAAATTAATACTTCCCAAGCATTACTATTTTCACCAACATCCGCACTATCACCATGACCTCTTCCTACATTTAATGGATATAATCTATAATAACTACCTGATAGTTGATTATATCCACCCTGCCAAAGATAAGTAGAGGTTCCTGAATGAGCACCAGTTTCGGAAGAAACTTGAATTAACAATGAAATTGTTCCTTCAGTATCCTGCCATTTGCCCAATTGATATAATTGACCTGCTGCGACGGTCTTAGACCATACTCTTTGAACTGCTAATCCTCCACCTTGTTGGGAACTTTGTGTTCCATATCTAGTATCGGCATTAAATGTGATAACCCCAGAAGCAGTGTCGGCAGTATCAGACCTTAAGAACTGAGAACTATCAATTCCATCAAGTAAATTAGAATCGGCTGCTTTACCTGTTGTAGATAAATAGTAGGAACCTTGCTGTCCATCAAGAGTATCAGCATCTAAACCTGACCCAGAACCATCATTTCCTGCGTTCCATGCAACATTACCATTTATCTTAAGAGAGTTATTATTTCCTACAATACTTACTCCAGATAATCCATATGCAGTACCACCATCAAGAATGATACCTGTTGGCCAGTTTATTTTTATCTGTTGATAATTGCTTGCTGACCAAGCACCAGAAGTTCTGTAAATTGCATATTCACTAGTAGAAGTATGCCAGAAGATACCTTCATTATTAGTTGCTGTGCGTCCTACAGTACTAGAAGCACCATTATTATTGAGTCCTATTGCTATAGCATAAGAAGACCCTCCAATTCTAATGTCTCCAGATTTTGTCTGTAAAGTTGATGACGTATTTAAGTAATAAGAACTATCTTGTCCATCAAGCAAGTCTGCATCTAGACCAGAACCTGATCCATCGTTACCAGAATGCCAAACCGTACCACCATTAACGGAAGCAGAAGCACCACTCACTGTTAATGTTCCAGGAATTATTGTATTTCCAGAAGTATTGAGTAAAGTTAAAGTTCTTGTTAAACTAGCAAAAGATCCACTGTATTGTCTTACATAAATTGGTTCATTTCCATTATCTGCTGTTGCAATTTCGACTTCTCCGGCATCAGAAGCACCACTCATTCTGATTCTAAAAAAGTCATTATTTGCCATTGTGCCGTAAATCAAATCAGCAGTTCCACCCGCGGCCGCAGTTTTGATAAGTGTTCCTGAGAAATTGGTCGCAGTAATTGTGCCAGCACTAAAGTTACCAGAACCATCACGAGCAACTATTGTTGAAGCTGTATTTGCTGATGTTGCATTAGAAGTTACAGTAAAAGTACTATTTGTAGATTGGTTTGCTGTAAATGATGCTGAACCAGATAAACCAGTTCCCGATACATTTAGTGTAAGAGTTCCATTATTTGGTGTTGAAGATGCTGGAGTATTTGTAAAGTTATTATAGTCAAGGTAATAAGAACCCTGTTGACCATCAAGTAAGTCAGCATCTAGACCACTGCCAGCACCATCGTTACCTGTGGTGTATACTACATTTCCACCAATGGTAACATCTCCACTGTCTGGTATTCTTATCTCTCTAGATGTGTTTAATTGGTTAAAAAGAGAAATATAGGTTCCATACCTACCAACAAAATCTAAAGTAGCACCTCTAAATCTAATACCATTCTCTGTTGTTCCCGTATTGACAATTGGTCTTGCTGTAAATGTTATAACACCAGAGGCAGTATCTGCAGCATCAGACCTTAAGAAACTTGATGACTGAATACCATCAAGTAAGTCAGCATCAAGTCCAGATCCAGAACCATCATTACCGGCATTCCATATTACATTACTATTAATAGTGAGACCACTATTAGTGGTGTTAGTAAAGTTTATAGCACTTGATGTTCCTGGTCCTTGTATTTCTAAAGTTCCGTTTGTAACTACATCATCGAAGACCGCAAGTCTTGTAGCATTATTTCTTCTGATTATAAATGGTGTTTGACTATTTGGACCATCCCAATTTATATCAACTATTCCTCCATATATCTTAATTTGTCCAGCTGCACCACCATTGACATAAATTCCACCTCTAGTTCCTAAAGACGGATGAGTTGATACGATATCAAGACCTGGAACATCAGTTCCAAATCGATTTGGAGACGATGTTAAAGTAGTAGTCCAACTTGAACCACTAGTTTTAATTGATAATGTCCCTGTATTAGAAATATTACCTACAACATCTAAGGCTACAGTTGGAGATGATGTCCCTATACCAACTAATGGAGTTGATTCAAATGGAGCAATTAATATAGTTCCATTTGCATTTACATCAATACTAGGAATACCAGATACATCATTAACCGAAAAAATACTACCACTGCTTAAACTATTTGTGATAGAAAATAATTGTCCAGCAGTTCCTTCAAAAGACAGAGTACCACCATCAAGGTCATATACCTTAGCAGTTATTGTAGAGGAACTGCTGGAGGTTGCACCTACAAACTCAATTTTAGGATCATCTGTACTTGATCCTTTATTAGGAGTTATAAGAATATCTTTATCTGAAAGTGCCATTTATTTATATAATTCCTTTTACTATGTATTTAGATTCTATTCGGTGAGTGATTGAAGTGTGCTTGGATCTAGAACTTGTTCCCAATAAGTCATTCGTTTGATATGACCATTTAGCATATTTACAGTTCCATATACATTTCTACCAATACCATGAAAATCAGAATCGACAGAAGAGTTTGTTGTTCCTGTTGCTGAACTAGGATATGAAGCATTTACAATATCACAATTTGTTCCATTATTACTATAGGTCATTGCATTTTTTGCAAATGAACTTAAGTGCTCTTGTCCAACCAACTGTATAGCAGTTCCCCCAAACCAAACAGCGTGTCGATTATTGTAAACGTGTGATGCTTGACCAGCAATAAAAGTAGCAGCACCACTAGGAGACCAAACTCTTCCATATCCACCCTGATTACTTTCTAGTCCTCCTCTATACTCAGCATATGCAGTTCCTTTCGTATAATCCCACCAGTTTGAAGTGTCTAGAAGTGCAGAATCTACACTTCTTGTTACTGTGCTTCCTGATGTTGGAATGTAAGAGGTTTTAAAAGTTCCAGTCTCTCTTTGGAACCCCCAGAATAAATATGTTCCTACATCTACTGGAACCAAATATTGAAGTGTGCCGACATTAGTTTGAGTTGGATCAGTGGGACCCTGCCAACACCTATACCAACCATTACCATAATCTTCTACTCCACCAGTTGGATGTCTTGCGTCACTTGAATATGTCTTTGTAGATATATTCCAAGTATATGGATCACCTAATCCTCCCTGACCAGTAAAAGTTACACCATTACCAGATAAAACTTTTACAAAAAATGATCTAGTCACATTAGAACCGGTTGTCCATCCACCCCATCTTAACCCAGTAGTAATTTGAGTTGAGGTAATCACAACTTGAGTAGCAGAAGTTGTTCCATCTAAACCAACTCCTGAGGTTGAATATGATACTCCAGATGAGGGATATTGTGGATTTCCTGTGTTTGAATAGGTCATACTATTAGTCCTACTCTCCTCAATCAACAATCCCAAACTCTCACCAGTCACTGGGTCGTGGTCGAATCTTGGGGCACCTGATGCTGTTCCTGTTGTTTTTGCATAAGGACTAGGAGTTGAACTTTTTTCAATCTGAGCACCCCAAATATAGAAATATTCTCCTATTGCTACAGCATTTGCGCCATTAGAAAAAATACTATATTCTATACTTCCATTAGATGTTGCAGTTCCAGTTACAGAATATCTATACCATCCATCTGAATATTCAGTTATAGTATAAGTTCCCCCACCACTATCATAGGTCCCATTTGAAATATTAAAAAACACCTCACTATTTGGGATTGGATAACCTCCAGTACCCGAAGAATCGAGATCTAGTCCAATAGTTCCTGTATAAGTTCCTGCTTTTATAAACCAAGAAATAGTATAAGTTTCTCCAGTTACAACTGATATTCCAGATAGTTTATATACAAATAAAGTCCCATATGATGTAGAATCTCTAGTAACTTTAGTTGCACTATTAGTTCCATCTGGAGCAGAAAAATTCTCAGTTAAAGTACAATCATATTTTGTCCAATAATTATTTGTAAACTCTTCACTATAAAGAATTAAATTTACTCCAGCAGTTTTAATCACACCATTACTATCAACATAAGTCGCAGCACTAGTTCTGGTAAATGTAACAAGATTACTTCCACTTACATCATCAACTAAACTCTTATTCTCTGCAAAGTTTAAGTCTAATGCTGGTGTTCTTCCAGGGTTTCCTTCCTTTCCTATAGACCAAAGACTATACTTCTTAACAGAATCTGCAACTCTAGTTTTATCACTTTGGGTTAGATAATTATCTGTAACTCCTGCATAAACTCCCATTAGATTCCAAACCTCCCTCTGAGTGCATTGAAGTTTTGTTGGATTTCCGATGCCGTTAGTGCTTTGTTGTATATGGAGACAGTTGATATTTTACCATCAATCTCAAATATAGGACTATTATTAACATTTTCTCCTACTTGACCACCAATTGACAATCGTGCAGTTCCATTTTGTATCTCACCCAAGGAACCGGCAATGTATGTTGTGGTTGTTGAATACGAAACTCCATTAATAAATAAAGAATATCTTCCAGCATTATCAATACTACCATCATAAGAGATAACAAAATTATACCATTTACCAGTTTCAATAGTTGCTCCTACGGTTCTATATCCAGCATAAGAACCTCCACTTAGATTGAAATAAGTAAAAAATTCAAGTTGTTGAGATCCGTATGCATTAGACGGATTTCTTACTATAAATGAATATTGTCTTTGATTTTCGCTAAAATTGCTATCTCCATTTTTATTTACCAAATTGTTTCCGTTTTCAAGTAAAGTATCATAATTTGCCCAAACACTAATGGTAAACTTTTTATCTGCTCCACATGTTACCTCATCGAGAATATCCCCTAAGATTGCAACATCATCAGTTCCATCAAAATCAAATATATAATAATTATTTACAGTATTGAACAAATATGTTGGGCCATTTAAAGTTGCATTATTACCATTACCACTCAAATCAGACCAAGTAGTTCCACTACCAGAATATGACTTAGAATTATTTGCATCAAGTGCTAATACTAGTCCGTCAGTAACTATTCTTGGAGAATGTGCAAGTCCCATTAGATTCCAAACCTCCCTCTGAGTGCATTAAAGTTTTGTTGGACTTCTGATGCTGATAG